TGTCTAGGATTAAGAGTATGGATGAGTGGGCCGAGATGCCTAGGGAGTTCAGGCAGAAGTTTTCTCCGTATATCGAAGAGGAATTTCGCCGTAGGCGTGAAGGCTTTTGGTTTTACAATGGGGGTGTCCCTACATATATTACGGGTAGGCACTACATGATGCTCCAGTGGACTCGGATGGACATTGGTTATCCGAGCTTCCTTTCGTTCCAAAGAGATATTTTCTTACATTTGTCTGCGTGTGAGGCGGACCCCCGATGTATCGGGCAGTTATATACCAAGTGCAGGCGGAGCGGATACACCAACATCTGCTCTGCCGTATTGCTTGACGAAGCCACGCAAGTAAAAGACAAGCTTTTGGGGATACAGTCTAAGACTGGTAAGGACGCCCAAGAGAATATATTCATGAAGAAGGTTGTGCAGATGTTCAGGCACTACCCCTTCTTCTTCAAACCTATTCAGGATGGAACGACCAATCCGCGCATGGAGCTGGCTTTTCGCGAGCCGAGTAAGAGAATCACGAAGAACAATAAGACTACGCAGAAGGGCGAGGCTCTTAATACGGTCATAAACTGGAAGAACACCACCAACAACGCTTATGACGGTGAGAAGCTTCACCTCCTGTATCTTGATGAGGCAGGAAAATGGGAAAAACCTACAGACATAAGAGACGCCTGGAGGATTCAACGGACGTGTTTGATCGTCGGGCGAAGAGTCGTCGGAAAAGCAATGGTGGGAAGCACCGTAAATCCGATGGACAAGGGAGGAAAAGAGTACAAGGACCTATGGAGGGATTCGGACCCAGAGGAAAGGAATGCGAATGGGAGAACCAGGAGTGGCCTTTATAGACTCTTCATCCCTGCATTTGAATCCCTAGAAGGATTCTTCGATAAGTTCGGGAACCCCGTTGTCAACGATCCAGACAAGGTCATAGAAGGACTTGACGGCGAGGACATCATCTTCGGGGCTAAGACTTACCTGAAGAACGAAAGACAGAGTCTCAAGCACGATCCCTCTGAGCTAAACGAGGTGACAAGGCAGTTCCCTTTTACAACGGATGAGGCCTTTCGCGACAGCATTGACGGGAGCCTGTTCAATATTGGTAAGATCTACGAGCAGATCCAGTATAATGATGATCTCTATCCCAACCCTGTAGTTAGAGGCAACTTCGTGTGGAAGGACGGTGTCCAAGACACAAAAGTCATCTTTAAGCCAGACGCTAAAGGTAGGTTCAAGGTTGCTTGGATGCCACCCGAAGATTTGAGGAACATAAAGAAAGAGGAGAGGGGTAAACGTATTGCACCTAATGCAGAGCTGGGGGTAGGCGGGGTTGACTCCTACGACCTTGATGCCACCGTCGATGGACGGGGGTCGAAAGGAGCGCTACACCTCTACAACAAGTTTCACATGGAGCATCCATCGAACATGTTTGTAGTGGAGTATGCGTCCCGTCCACCTTTGGCCAAGATCTTCTATGAGGATTGCCTGATGGCCGCTGTATTCTACGGTTACCCTTTGTTGATTGAGAACAACAAGTACGGTATCGCAAGATACTTTGAGTCAAGAGGTTACGATGGCTATCTAATGTCAAGGCCTTCTCACTTGAGGGCTGCCAACTCAAAGGTCAATGTCAAAACCAAGGGTATCCCATCAAACTCACAAGATGTAATTCAAGCTCATGCACATTCCATTGAAGCATACGTACATGATCACATTGGCATGCACAGAGAGACGGGGGAGTACGGCAAGATGTATTTTAACGATACTCTTGAGGATTGGATTGGCTTCAAGATCAACGACCGTACTAAGTTTGACCTTACGATTAGTTCGGGTCTTGCTCTTCTTGGTGCCCAAAAGTCAAAGCCCAAAAAGGAGGCTGTGAACTTTGATGAGAAGAAGTTCTTCAGGAGATACAGGCCAATCGGCTAACAATCAGATTATTTCTATATTTGCAAAAATGCAGAATCTCTGATGTACGGTAATAACAAAAGGCAGAGTAAGAGCTTTCCAGACCCGCTAGCCCCTCAGGATGTAAAGGAGGGGAAGAAGTACGGCCTGAAGTACGCTAAAGCCATAGAGGGTCAGTGGGGTAAGATGCAGGATACTGAGTCCCTGTACAGAAGGAGAAATAAGACTTGGGAGAGAAACCGAGATTACGCAAACGGAACCCAGGACACCAACATATACAAGAGGATCCTCACTTCGATGGATCCAAACTCTGCTGATGGTAGTCTCGTAAACCTTGACTATACTCCAGTCCCTATACTCCCTAAGTTCTCAAGAATCGTGGGGAACAAGATTTTGTCTAGGAACCCCTATCCAAACCTGGAGGCCATAGACCCCATCTCTTCCTCAGAGAAGAATAAGGAGAAGCAGAGAATCAAGACGCAAGTACAGATCAAGCCAGAGCTTGAAGCCCTGAAAGCAGAGACTGGAGGCCTCGTTCTCGATAAGGACCCAGCTGAACTTCCAGACACACTGGAGGAGGCTGAGATCTTTTTGGAAACCAACCTCAAGACCGACGCGGAGATTGCTGCTCAGATAGGCACTAACCTCACGCTATCTTGGAATAACTTCAACGACAACATCTACAGAAGATGCGTCAATGATCTTGTTGCTTTGGGTATGGCAGTCGTCAAGAGGTCAAACGATCCTAACTACGGAATCAAGACAGAGTACGTCGACCCCTGCACCTTCATCCACAGCTATACTGAAGACCCTGGCCTCAACAACCTTACGTATGCTGGGCACATTAAAAAGATCTCAATCCAAGAGCTGAAGAGGCTCGCGGGAGATCAGTTTACGGAAGAGGACTATGCTAAGATGGCTCAGGGAGCTGCTGGCATGAATGGCAATGATTCCAGCAAACTGAATCAAAGCTACTTTGATGATTACCTGAAGAGAAACGTCTTCGGGTATGACGAATACATGATTGACGTTCTTGACTTTGAGTTCATGTCAGTTGACTGCATGCACTTTGAGGACAAGGAGAACAGATACGGAAACAAGCTTTTCTTCTACGAGGGATTCGAATACAGAGAAAAGCCTGGTAGCGTCTTTGAGCGTGAGCCAAGAAAGATGCACATTGCCACCGTGTATGGTGGAAGCTACATTGTTGGAACCAACTTCATGTACGATTATGGGATGAAGGCGAACATGCCTAGAAACATCCACGACATCTCTAAGTGTCGTATGTCGTACTCAGCTGTTTCTACCAATCTTCGGAGAATGATACCGAAGTCCATGGTGGACAGCTGTGTTGGTTTTGCGGATATGCTTCAGATCACACACCTCAAGATTCAACAAGCCATTGCCAAGGCGAAGCCTGATGGTTTGATCATTGACATTGAGGGGTTGGAGAATGTCCAGCTCGGTAAAGGTGGAGAGCTTCAGCCTTTGGAGCTGCACGACATCTACGAGCAAACTGGTGTCTTCTACTACAGAAGCAAAGACCCAGAAGGCGGTTTCCAAAACCCACCTATCCGTGAGATTGGAAACAGCATCAGAAACATAAACGAACTCATTGGTATTTACAACCATTACCTGCGACTCATCAGAGACGCTACGGGTGTTAATGAGGCGATGGATGCAAGCTCTCCGAAGGGGGATGCTTTGGTTGGTGTTCGCGAGCAAGCTATTGCTGCAGGAAACAATGCCATCTACGACATCACTAACGCATCTATGGTACTGTTCAAGAAGGTTTGCGAAGACATTGTCAAGTGTCTTCAAATCATTCCTTCGGGGTCTGTATTGATGAAGGCTTACGAGAACGCCATTGGCGAAGAGAACATGAAGGTTCTCTCCAGCTTCTCCGACCTCCCAATGTACAACTTTGGGGTAAGCGTTCAGAAGGAGATGGAGGACATGGAGCGACAGTTCCTTGAGCAAAACATCCAGGCTTCATTGGCCCAAAAAGAACTGGACCTCGAAGATGCAATCGCTATCAGACAGCTGAAGGATATTAATCAGGCTGAACGCCTTTTGATTGTTCGACGTCAAAAGCGCATGAAAAAGGCTCAGGAGCAAGCGCAGCAAAATTCACAGATGCAGGCTCAGCAACAAGCTCAAGCCACTCAAGCGGCCTCTCAAGCTAGACAGCAAGAAATGCAGATGGAGGCTCAGATTGAGGCTCAGAAGATGCAGATGAAGAATCAGCTTGAGATTCAGCTCGAAACTGCTAAGCACGAGTTCCGAAAGGAGATCGAGATGATTAAGGCTCAAGCTACTCTCGGATTCAGAACCGAAGACCAAGAGTTCAAAGAAAAGCTGGAAGTTCTCAAGGAGGACAGAAAGGACGACCGCATCAAGAAGGAGTCCACAGAGCAAAGCAAACTCATCTCTCAGAGACAAGGTAAGCGTGGAGAAATGACTGAGCCTGTTGAGAGTTCAGAAGGATCACAAGACATTGACGAAATACTCGGACTGTAATGGCTAAGAAGGTAAACCTAGATGTAGCACAAACGCTTAATATCACCTGCAGACGAGGTGATACGTTTCAGCTTAACATGACGCTTAAGGATTCTGAGGGAGATCCCCTTGTTCTTGATGGGTCTGTCGGAAATAACGGTCCATACACGTTCGCCATGCAGGTAAGAGAGTCTGCTTTTCAAGATGACGGTGTTGGCTTGATAGCATCAACTACGCAGGGGGTTCCTGCAGATGCCTCTAGCGGGTCATACGTTCAGATAAACGAGATTAAGGGTAGCGCAAGCGGAGCGATATCTATCTTTATTCCTGCGACCGAGATGCAGAAAATATCTTCTGGAAGATACGTGTATGACTTGCAGTCCGTCAACCCAGCTTCTGCTGGATCTGACTTCAACAACGTCGATGTCGTAAAGACAATCCTTAGAGGATCGTTTGTGGTTAATGAGGATGTGACGGATACATCCAACCCTGTTACTGAAAACGTAGAGGCTAGGTTTGCTCGTCAGATTAGAGAGAATAGAAACTACTAATATCATTCTGCTTGTCTAGTCCTGCAGAAATAATTGTAGGGGGGTCTGGTTCTACTTCGATCTCCGTTGATTCCACAGGAGGACAATCTATACTTGTTAGCCCTGTCGGAAGCACCTCTGTTTCCGTTGGTTCCCCTGAGTCTCAGTCAATATCTATAACCTCGTCATCCACTGAGGTTACTGTTTCCTCCCCAGACGCTCAGTCTGTTTCTGTAACCAACACCCCTATAACGGTGGAGGTGTTTACTGGCAACAGCCCAGACATTGGCATAAAGAGACTGAGGGACCTTGAGGATGTCATAGGAGACCCCACAAGTGGTCAAGTCCTTATCTACAACGAAGGGGAGAACAACTTTCAGTTTGGAGATCAACAAGGGGGTAGTGGCGGCGGAGGAAATGACGAAGAGCTTACCGACTACGCCATCACGGTCACCAATACTGACGGTGCATTTAGCACGATCAAGGATTTCACATACGAGAAGTTTACGAGTATGACCAACATACTCAATGACATCCTAAATCCGTACACCAAAACCAGTGTGGAGCTTACAGCTATGGATGGCACCAAGAATGGTTCTTCCTATGGTCTTACCACAGGGGCGTTTAGAAGCGTAGAGGTTGGGTCTAACATCGTTTTCAATACGTTCTCTTATTCTGTACCACAGCCTGACAAGGTGAAGGACGGTAGCATTGCCTTGACAAAAGACGGCTCTGACTATATGTCTGGACTTGCTGAGTCAAACACCAACAATGTTGCATTGAGCCCGACCATATCTGCTCAGCACAACACTCCTCACACAGATACCTATCGCATTACAGCAGTCGACAACGGAAACCCCAATGGTCAAGAGTACTCGCTGGGCTCCAACATAATGACTGTCAAGTGGAGGTACAGGGTTGGGTTGGCTGCATATCACACGATACCTACTGACAACGCTTCTGCTACAACCATATATGACAACTTGGTTTCTTCTTCTTTGAAGGATGACCCAGGAAGTAATTCTATGGATTTTACTTGCTCTGAAGAGAATGCGTCTGACTCGAACTTTTCGTTTTTGATTTGGCCATCAACCTTTGGGATATTAAAGTCTGTCCTGCAAAACAACTCTACAGATGTAACAGCTGACTTTGAGTTGGTCGGGGAGTACACAGTTACCAATCTGAACGATGTAGCGTTCACTTATTATATTTACAGAACGAACGACACAGGTGCGTTCAATGACGATGTTGTGCTAACTGTAACCCTAAAAGATGCCTGAATTTCCTGGCCAAGTTAGGCACTCTAATGAGGCCTACCCCGTACTAGACCTTACAGACGGTTCTGGTCAGTTTAATCAGACTGGCAAGAGCCCAGTCAAGGGCATCGGCGTATTCACAAACATCGCAAGCCGATCTGCAGTAACCTCTAGGTATAGAACCCAGGGGTATCTCGCTGTCGTTGGAACAACCCCATACGTATACACCAGCGCTTCTAATTCTGACGCAGACTGGGAGACTGAGGGTAATTGGTCAGGCTTTTCTTCTACGAATGGCATACCCAGTGGAGGCCTAGAGCACAACGCTCTTGTAAAGCTCTCTGATGACGACTATGATGCTGGGTGGACAGGAGATCCAGAGTTTTCTACCCTGAGCCTTAAGAAGCAGAACTACCCAGCACTTAACTTCCTTCCCAATCAGACTGCATCCACCACCGACGGTACTGTGCTTGGTCGCATAGAGACTAAGGGAATTAGCTCTTTCGGCGGAGCCCTTGAGGTTCCAGGCCCTAAAATAGACTTTGTTCAAAAGAGCTCTGCAGGGACCACGCAGGTAGGAGGAGCCATTGAGTTCTACACTAGCGGCCAAGTCGAGGGGGTAGAAAAGGCCTTCACATTGAACGAAGAAAAAACAGCTATATTTGCATCACACTCTTCAGAGCCCACCCCTCACTCTGGAGGTATATATTACAACTCGACAACCGATTCTTTTTACGTGGGGGTTGAAGACTAAAAAACATTTGAAATGAGTACATGGAAAAAAGTAGCTCTAAGCGAAGACATTGGGATATTTGCTGGGGGAACAAATACGGATGTCCTTGGTGGCACCGAGAATGACCTCATAACGGTAGGTGCTGACGGCGACTTTCAATATACTGCTGTCCCTGACGGAGGTGTTGTATTCTCTGAGGGCGGGACGCTTGCGGGGTACACATTCTTGACGGATCAAGAGGTTACAGTTTCTGTTGACGCAGATAACAATACCCTTGCTTTTAATGTGGCCTCGAATGCCATAACCTCATCTGAACTTGCTGCTAATCAGGTATTTATAAGCCACCTTGCTCACGCTGGGTTTGACGACATCCTCGACGCCGACGTGACTGGTGGTATTCTTTACTGGAACGATTCGGATAACCCCGTGATCCTGGAGGCAGGGAATGATGGAGAGGTACTTGCTATCTCGTCTGGGGTGCCAGCATGGACAAGCGCTGGTACTGCAACCCTTGTGACAATTAACAACGGTGCAGCTCTCAGCGGCAACCTCGGTATTATCTTTGGCTCCGAATCCTCATCCGCACCAGGGGACGAAGACAAGGCTTATGTCGATGGTACTTTTGATTCATACAACCTTTCTTACAACCCTGGTATTTCGGGTGCTACTCAGCCTGAGTTCTCTAGTGGCGCATACTCCGAGAACCCTGTAGGAACTGCTGCTTCGGCTGGTCTTTACTCGAAGCATGGTTTTTCTGGAGATCTTGTAGGTACTGCTTCCGCTGCAAAAGCTATCGAAACCACGGCGACAGCTAACCCTGGCACTTACTACGCACCAATGTTGCAGGCTAGTGCTGCACAATCCCATGGCGCTCAAGTCTTCACCAACTCTGGGATAGTTTACACTGCCAACTCCGACGGTGATGTAGATGTTACAATCAATGGTAACCTTACCGTAAACGGATCTGCAACAAAGGTTGAAATAGAGGCTGCTGAGGTTCAAATTGCTGACTTCAGACTGCTCTTGGCTCACACAGACGCAGATGGCTCTGCGGACGGCGACGGTAACGTAAACCTTAACTCTGATGCGATTCAAACCGCAGCTAACAACCTGGGCGTTGGTATCCTCGTTGACAATGCGGGCCAGACCACAGAAAGAAACCTCGGTCGTCTGTCTTATTTCGGTCATAAGCTGGGGGCGCAATACCAAAACTCAAATACTGTGCTCGGGTGGGAGATGGCTCAGGAGATTGATAACACGGCTTCTAACGCGGCCACTAAAGTAGGTGTTGCCGCTATGCACGTTAACCCTCAGTCCTCTGGCTACATGACCACTGGTGGCTCCACGGACGACCACAACTTTGGTGTTGGCGCCATGGGCTGGTTTGGTGACGAAAATGGTCTTTGGATTCAAACTGCAGTCTAATGGGATTGCTAGGCGGTAAGAAAGAAACTCAAGCACCGCACCCTACTGACACCCTAACAAAAGATGAGCTTGAGCATCTTTTGTGGGCAATAAGTGAGTCTACTTTTAGGGGAAAAGACGTACATTTGCTTTCAAGCATTGTCAATAAGCTTACAAATCAATTAAATTCAAAGTAAAATGAAACTTGACATTACTGAAATCCACTTCATTAAGCAGTCTGTAAACGCCGTTTCAATCAAGGCTTCCGACGCTGCATTTGTCTCTGTCCTTCTTGAGAAGATTGACAAGGAGTTTGGTAGACTCCAGAAGATTGAAGAGAAAAAGTCTTCCGAGGAGCTTAATGCTGTAAAGTAAGATCTTTTGAGCCATGAGTACATGGAAAAGAGTTCTTACGACCGATGACCTTGGCGATGTAGAAAATACAGACCTTGCGATATCGGATCTTAGTCAGTCGCCAGCAGGTATTACGAGAAATTACACCCTGAGCTCGGATGTTTCCGAGACGTGTGCCCTTCAATTTGTTGGTGAGGCCGTAGTAGGATCACATCCGCTGCTTCAGATGAAGCAGGATGCTGGGACTCATACTCTGAACTTGTCTGCTCTTCATGGGGTTTATATTGGCGACAATGTTTATGGCCAGTGGCGACTTCCAGGTCAGGCCTCATGCGCTGCAAAGACTTTTCTTGTCGGAACAAGCACTACTAGCAGCACTTTTGATAGTTTTGAAGACCTTATGGGTCAGGGTGGAAGTTCCTTGTCTCACTCCAACACTGGGGATTTTATTAGCTATGACGCCAACACGGGCACCATCAGTGACACCCTTGATGCTAGTCCTATTGTAGACAGTGTCCTCGTTTTTGACGCATCAGATGGATCTAACGGAAAGTTTGCACATACCCTCATAAGAAACATTCCGACCAGGGTGACCTATCACTTTGGTCGGAATGAACAAAAGGGAAATGGAACCTATTACCTAAAGGGTGTCAATGGGGTGGAGCACGACGGTCAAGTAGGTTTTGTTGCCACGAGAAAGCTTTACCTTGTGGGGTTGTCACTTGGGTTTTTCAAAGTCTCAAGCAGCTCGCAGGATAAGCATCGCAGAAGACTTCAGGTCTATAAGAATGGTTCTCAAGTCTATGCTTCGGGATATACAACAATAAACGCTGGAACAAACAACACGTTTGTAACTCTGGCCGAGCACGAAAAGGTCGACTCCGATCTTTCGGGAGCTGTTTCATTTGACCCTGGAGATGTCATTTCGGTCGCGGTGTTCAATCCTTCTTCCTCATCCTACTCGGGTGTTGGTAGACAGTTTCAAGCGACCTTGGAATTTATCTAAAAAGAGGCTTCGGCCTCTTTTTTTATATTTGCATTATGCCTAGAGTCAAGAAGAAGCGTAAGGCCGTAATGCCCAAAATGAAAATGGGGGTTCACAAGAGCAGATCTGGTGGACTCACGGCCAAGGGGGTTGCTGCGTACCGCAGAGCCAACCCTGGAAGCAAGCTTAAGACTGCTGTCACGGAATCGAACCCCAAAGGTAAAAGAGCTGGTAGAAGAAAGTCCTTCTGTTCTCGCATGTGCGGAATGAAGAAAAGGCTTACTAGTGCTAAGACTCGCAGGGATCCTAACTCAAGAATCAACAAAGCTCTGCGTAAGTGGAGATGTCGCTGCTAATGAAAACTATCAAGTACAAGAAAGGAGGCAAGTTGTCTATAAGCAACAAAAAGGTGTCTATTGATCCCCCTAGTGGTCACCACTGGATGGAGGAAGGTGGTAGGTATTACCTCATGAAAGGTGAATATCAGCCTCACCCAGGGGCTGTAAAAAAGGCACAATTTAAACTTGTAAATCATCCCAAGTCATGAAGACGAAAAAAGACGCATGCTACCATAAGGTGAAGGCTCGCTACAAGGTGTGGCCTTCTGCTTACGCATCTGGAGCCTTGGCCAAGTGCCGTAAGGTTGGTGCTTCCAACTGGGGGAACAAGAGCAAGAAGTAGTGGGCAGGGTCAGAAAGACACAGGCTGGCCTTAACCTGAAGCGATGGTTCAAAGAGGACTGGAGAACGCTATCTGGAGACAAGGATTATTCAAAGGGGGATAGGACGTTTCGTCCTACAAAAAGGATTTCAAGTAAAACTCCAGTTACGGCATCGGAACTTACTCCAGCAGAGAAAGCTAGGGCTAGGAAAGAAAAAAGAGAGAAGGGTCGCGTATCTAGGTATAGGATAAAAAAGAAGAAACGATAAATCCCTATATTTGCGGAAAACAAACACAATCTTTTTCTAAAATGGCTACAACAACCGCAAGTCTCTCTATCAACAGCCCAGACATCTCTGGTGACGTTATAGCGATCAGCAAAAACACACAGCTCAAGAAGGCTGGTGTATCTACGGGCCTCGACCAGACATCTGGTGTTGGTAAGAAGATCACTACAGCTACGGCTCAGTACACTCTCTTCGCTCAAACCGATTACGAAGACAACAAGGCTCACAAGCTTTATGTCAGAGTTGCTTCTAGCAACGTGACAGAGTTCGTCACCCTGACTGTTGGCTCTCAAAGTGTTGGTAGAATCTACGGGGGTGACTTCGTTTTCATGCCTTGGGACGGTACTGCTGACATCAAGCTGACCCCTAGCGTTTCCACTTCTTTGGCTGTAGAGTACTTCCTCGCATTTGAAGTCTAATGGCTAGAGTCAAAGCAGCACTTAACTTCAGTACTGCAGACGCTCTCTCCTACCCTATCAACCTTTCTAAGTCTTTTTCGGGTCTAGTTGATTCTGGACACGTGATAAAGACTAAGGTTTTGGGTGTGGCTCAGGGCTCTGATGCTGTTACTATTGCCAAGGCTAACGACAAGACGGATGTAGCCTACGTCTATCTGTGCAACTTGGCGCCAGTAAAAGAAGAATACATTTACGTTTACACAGGCAGCACCAACATCCTCAAGCTTGCTGGGGGTGAGTTCGCATTTGTCCCTGCTATGCCAGACATCGACCTCAAGGTCTATGGCACAGCAGTTGGTCAGATGATTGAATATGGTGCCTTCGGTGTCGACGATACACAAGCTAAACTCGGATAATCATGGCGCATCCAACACACTCCTTTCCTAAGCAATTTGCACTCATCAACGGAGCAGATACTGTTACAGCAGATATTTTTGCTATTCAGATAATAACAGCTGCAAGCTCAGGAACAGTAGCCGTAAAAGCTGCTGGTATCTTTGAGCAGCTTGGAGCTAATGGTTCTGACGGAAACACGCACCTTGCAAACGCAGACACCCCAGATGGGCAGAGGACTGGAAACAATCTTAACACAACTCACGACGCTGGTTTTTACGAAAGACGAAGCGACGTAAGCACTACTCTGCCTTCTGCTGCAGGAAACACCATTTACGGAGATTTCAAATCTGTAACAGGCGCTTCGGGAGATCGGATTTTGTGCTACCTCAAGTAATTCAAAACAACAATTTAATTTAAGATGGAAGAGAATATTACAAACTTTGAAATTGCCTCATCTCCAGAGGAGTTGCAGGCAAGTATGGATCGTGAGACTCAACAAGAGCCTCAGAACCCAGTACAAGAAGCGGCTCAAGAGCAGGCCCCAGAGCCTGTCCAAGAGACTCCTTATGTAGACCCAGACGCTGCTCCCGCTGAACCTCAGCAAGAGTTTCAGAATGAG